TGCGATGCTATTGAAAGTACTTTTGGTCAGAAAGAAGCTGACAAACAGGCAAAACTTGACACTATGCGCAAACGCCTGATAGCTTCCATATTTGCATGGCGTGCGAGTCTCGGAACTCCTGCTGATATGAACCTTGTAAAAGCAATCGCATGCCGTGCTGCCGAAATACCGGAAGGTTATTCGCTTAGTATACGATTCAACTCCATATCGGAGCAAAAGCTTCAAAGTCTCTATAATGCTTTTAAACATATGGCAAAAGATATGGGAAAAGTGAGAGAAATGAATCAGGAAATGATAGATAAGTTAACCACTTTAAATTAAGGAATATGATAGTAACATTAGAACAAGAAAATAGATTTAAGGCTATTGAAGAGAAAAAGCGATTAGAGCTTAATAAAAAATTCGATGAGGCTGCAAAAGCACGCATGATAATTCAGCGTAATGACTTTTCGGAAATAATGGAACGGGTTGAATACCTAAATCATCAAAAAGAACAACGCCGTAAAGAGGAAAACAGAATAAACGAACTTGAAAAGTTGCAGGACGAATACATTCAATGGATGATTGATCATCCTACAACTGATCCCCAATGGAATAGTATTGTAGAAAAATACAATAACATAAACATCAAAATTCAAACATTGTTGCATCCTGAAACATCCTGCACCGGACTGGCAGAAGTTTCAACCATTGCTATAAAAAACGGATATAATAACTAAAAATAGAAATATATGATTCAGACAAACAGAAATCCAATATGGTTGGATGAAAGCAAGGTAAAAATACCTTACTCGCGCGTAACAAAGACAGAGCGACTTCATGAGGTTGTTTGCTCAAAAATAGTGACTAAAGCTCAGACGGCTAACAAAAAGCTGGTTGATTTCAAACAAGAAATAAAAGAACTTGTAGAAGAGGCAGAAAAGGCTTTTGTAGCTGAATATGGTATTGAAAGAGCCGCTAATTACAAAGGAAATTTCACGATGTTCAATTTTGATAGAAGTATAAAAATTGAACGTAGTGTTAATGAATTGATAACCTACGACGAAGCTTTAAGTATTGCTGCAAAAGACATTTTTATGTCATTCATTACAAACTCAATTACGGCTTCGAAAGATTGGGTAAAAGGACTGATTCTCGATGTATTCGAGACAAAAGGCGGCAAACTTGATCCTAAAAAAGTAAATCTACTTATGCGACATGAAAGTCGTGCTAACGATCCTGAGTACTCGCGAGGTTGTGCTCTTTTGAAAAAAGCCGAACGTCGTCCCGATTCAAAAACTTATTACCGTGTATGGGTAAAAGATGAAGAGGGAGAGTATAAAGCTATTGAATTGAATTTTTCTAACATTTAATAATAACCAGTTCCGATACACGGAACATAAAACAAAGTAAACATGCATAACTGGTTTGAAACCGTAATTGGTTACGAAAAAACAGCCGAGGAAGGCAAAATTGTAAAGGTAAAAGAGCACTACTTAGTTGATGCTCTAAGTCATGCGGAAGCTGAAAACCGTATCATTGAAGAGATGAAGCCATTCATTAGCGGTGAATTCAAAGTAGATAAAGTTCTACGAAAGAAAATCAATGAAATTTTCTTCAACGAAAATGGAGACAAGTGGTACAAGGCAAAAGTGATGTTTGTATCGCTTTATGAAGAAAAAGGGATTGAAAAGAAAACTCCGGTAACAATGCTTGTACAGGCCAATGATATAAAAGAAGCATTGGACGGAATTACCGAAGGAATGAAAGGATCAATGGCAGACTATGAAACTGTCGCGATCTCTGAGACTCTGATAATGGATTTATACGTTTACGATGCCGTCGGTTAAGCAACTTCAAAGAAAAGCCTTTCGCCAACAGGCTAAAGAATCACATGAAAAGAAAATTCATGAAGAGGAATTAAAAAAGGTGATGGGCTTTTCTTGTATGCTTTTGGTTCTTGATAATTACGTGTTGAAAAAGGATGATTTCAAAATAACATTAATTGCTTACAAGAATCTATTTAGCAAAGAATTTGAGGCTAAACATATCTATGATTTAGTTGAGCCTGTTGGACAATGGATGTGTAAACTACCAAAAGGAGTATGGGAAGAAAAACAATAATTAACAACTAACAAAAGAATGGAAACTTTACAAACAATGAAAATATCTCCGAGCAATGCCCGGAAAATGTACAAGGAAATACCTGAAATGAGACCTTCGCTGGAAGATACTTTCGGTAAAGAGTTTTTCTCTGAAAAAATTACTGATCGTATCAAAACATACGAGGATGCATGTGCGGAACTAGGTATTCAACCTATTGATGAGGCTAAAATGAAACAAGTAGGTTTCACGGATGACGAAATCACTTATCGTAAAATTAAAACTATCACTCAAGCGCTCAACAAAGGTTGGAAATGTGACTGGAACGATAGTGATCAACGCAAGTGGTATCCTTGGTTTAAAATGTCTTCCGGTGGCTTCGTTTTCAGCGATACGTCTTTCGATTACTCGTATGCGTTTGCGGGTTACGCCTCGCACCTATGCTAAAAGATACAAAGACAAAGGCCTTGCCGCTTGGCAAAAAATAACAAACTTCAAAAGGTGCTGGTAGGATAACCGAATGCTCCGATACGAAAAGCAAAGCAATGAAAAGACACAATAACCTATACGAACAGGTATGCAGCGAAGATAATATGGTTCTCGCTTGGGAGAAAGCCCGAAAAGGTAAAACGAACACTTACGGTGTTAGGCTCTTTGAAAAGGACTTGGAAAATAACATGAGACAGTTGAGAACTGAATTGGTAAACGGAACTTATAGAACTTCAGAATATAGCGTGTTCACGATTTATGATCCAAAAGAACGGGAGATTTATCGACTTCCATTTCGTGACAGAGTAGTTCACCACGCCATCATGAATGTAATGGAGCCAATATGGACAAGTATTTTCATTCAGCATACTTATAGCTGTATAAAAGGACGTGGAATACATGCCGTTTTAAAAGCGATTAAACGGGATTTAAAGGACGTTGAAAATAAACGTTACTGTCTGAAAATGGATGTACGGAAATTCTACCCAACCATTGATCATGAAATACTGAAAAACATTATCCGGCGAAAGGTAAAAGATAACCGACTACTTGATTTGCTTGATTTGATTATTGACTCCGCTCCAGGAGTTCCAATCGGAAACTATCTGAGTCAGTTTTTCGCTAATTTGTATTTATCATATTTCGATCACTGGTTGAAAGAAACGAAGCAAGTAAAGTATTACTACAGATACGCCGACGATATGGTGATACTTGCACCGAATAAAGCATATTTACATGGATTATTGAACGAAATAACCGAATATCTAAGCAATGAACTCAACCTGAAACTAAAGGGCAATTTTCAAGTGTTTCCGGTCGATTCTCGCGGCATTGACTTCGTTGGTTACAAATTCTATCACACGCACATATTGATGCGTAAATCGATTAAAAAACGGCTTTGCAGAAAGGCTGCAAAGTTGAATAAAAAAGATATTGATGCTAAAAATTACAAAATGCAAATTGCTCCCTGGTTAGGATGGGCTAAGCACTGTGACTCGAAGCATCTACTTAAAAAAGTATTGAATGAAAAAATTCTCTGATTTGGGCGTAAAGCCACTTGAAGATAAACACATATTCAATGTTCCGGTGGTATCAGTTCAGGACGTGATAAACGTAGAAATAGAAATACTGGATTTTGAAGCAAATGTAAAAACAACTCACGGCGATGGCCGGTATATACTGAAGGTAAAGCATGAAGGAATAGAATGTAAGTTTTTTACGAATGCAACGCCAATAAAAAATGCACTGGATCAAATAAACAAAAACGATCTACCATTTACTGCAACCATTAAACAGCAACGATTCGGAAGTGGATCGGGCAAAACATTTTATTTTACATGAAATATGGCATACACGGATATGAATATTGATAATGAAATTCTACTAATAGTAATTGATAGCTTTTGCGGTGGTGGTGGAACAACGACCGGATTTCACCGTGCACAGATCAACGGTGAAAAAATAGCCAAAGTAGTGATCGGAATCAATCACGATGCTATGGCCATTGCCAGTCATGCAGCCAATCACCCGGACACGGTTCATTTCGTCGAAGATTTCACCACACTGGATCCACACCGCTTAGTTGATATCGTAGCAGCTGCAAAGCTTCGTTATCCTAATGCTAAAGTACTGTTCTGGGCTTCGGCCGAATGTACGCACCATAGCAAAGCCAAAGGTGGTTTGCCACGCGATGCCGATAGTCGATCATTACCTGAACATATTGAACGCTACGTGAAGGTATTAAATCCGGATATTATAGGAGTTGAAAACGTAATAGAGTTCATAGACTGGGGACCGCTGAACGAATCAGGTAAACCGATCAAGGAACAAAAGGGAATATATTATACCGAGTGGCGTGATAATCTGATTAAACTTGGTTACATGTACGACTATCAGAAACTAAATGCTGCCGATTATGGAGCATATACTTCACGCAGTAGATATTTTGGATTGTTCGCTAAAGATGAAGTAAACATTCGTTTTCCAGAACAAACGCACTCCAAAACAGGTACCGACGGCTTAAAAAAGTGGAAAGC